GAAAACGTTGTCAGCCAACTTAGGGACGTAATTATAGAGAGTGGTTGACAAAATTTGGTCGAAATTTGCGTTACCAGCCACGTCTACTCCTTAGTTAGTTATTCGGATAATTGTTTTGTTGCAAGCTCGTAAGCATCCCGAATTGAATTAACTGCGGTACCAAAATCACGATTAATGGAGCCTTCCGCTGAACCCGAACCATCCTCAATAACTGAGGCTGCACGCTTCTCATCCACAATGTCAGAGTTCTTGGCTTTGCTTTGCAAATCCGCATAAGTCATATGCGCATAAGCGGCATCCAAGTTCCCAATGTTGTGTTTCAAAGCGTGAGAGTACAACGCATTCTCATCAATATCAGACTGGTATTTGTCTCGCAGACCATTCATTTCTTTCTGCAAATTTTGCTGTCTGTTTAAGCGATCTTGTTCTTCAATGGCTGATTCAAGTCGTCTAAGCCTGGTTTCTTCTGGGTCCACTTCTTCCATCTCTTCTTGAGGGACGGAGCCTTGGTTGCCCATTCTGATCCCAAACGCATCAGCTAAAGCCGATACGGCACTTTCGGGGTCAGACTCCAATGCTTGGACGATTGCCTCACCTTGAGCCAATCTTTCGCGTTCAGTTGCCAACTCTTGCGTCTTACGGGTGTAATCCGCTTGGCGTTGGTAGCCATTAATAAGTTCCGTTTGTGACACATCCATTTGCTCACCGTCAACGGTGACCGTATGGGTAGGGCCATTCACTTCACTTGAAGCACTCGGGTTGCTGGTATCCAGTCCCAAAGCTGTATTCTCATCCATCAGGAATCCTTTCGGGTGTTCCTATATGACACATCAAAGTGTCCCATTATCGCATGTTGGGCAACTCTACACCCATTTGGTTTTCGAGTTGCTTGACTAGCTCGGGTGGTACTCCGCCTGTGCCTTCAAAGACCTGTTCGGGAATTGGTCCTGGCCCCATGCCGCCTTGCGACATTGGGGGTGGACCCATTTGTTCCCCGCCACCAGCACCCATATCGGGAGCCATTGGCTGTTGCTGAATCATGTAACGATCAGGATCATTAATCCCAAACCCATAAGACAACACATGTTTAGCTATTTCCGCAGGATCAACAACAGTGCCAATCAGCGGAGCCATAGCGTTCAGTAAAGAAATTGCTTGCTGACGGCGAGCCGTTTCGTTAAACGGTTGCGTAGAACCGCCTTCTACAGCGAAATCAAATTCTCCAATAATGTCATCACGGGTGTAAGCGACAAAATACTTTTGGTCATCTTTGCCTGTGATTCGCACCATTTGGGCATCGGTCATGTACTGCATCATCAGTTGCATAACCATGCGTGCTACTTCTGAAATAGAAATTTCTACTGTCGCAAGTTTGTCGGCTGCACGAGCGTTGCCTGCATCAACAATGATGCTGGCTTCCGTCGCCGTGCGCCGTGTCTCAGGCATCTGTCCACGGGCATACTCTGATACGCCGCTTACAGTGTTGATGTCTGCCTCAATAACATTGGAATGGTTATACATTTCAGGAGCTAAAGGAACTTGCGGTAACGGTTGCACCACTCCAGCAAGATCACGGTTCTCGTCAATGACGGGAACGAAACGTCCGTCATCGTCGGACTCTAACGCTTCACGGCCTTCAGGCCCAAAGGAACGCTCGTGATACAGGTACTTTCTGGCGTACCGTTTTCTGTGGTTCACCATCTGTGAACGAGTCTTGTTGAGTTCTTCTTGCAACGATTCGATTGCTTCGAGATCACCCATTGGGTAGAACACATCAGGAATGTCGTAGTTTCGGATCATCACAAACGGATGACCCATGTGATACGGCATCGGTTGTGGATCAAGAAGGTAATCGTCGCCGCTGCTTGCGCACACCGACAACGTACCGTTTTCTAAATCATAATATTCGTAGAGGGTAACTCTCGCTGAAACTTCGTTGTATCGTTCCCGTTCGTCGTCGCCATCCCAGCGGTAACGAACACCAGCATCAGCGACAAGGTTCTGTCGCACCGATCTTTTGTAGCGGTCATCTTTTTTGACTTCGGCCAGAGGACGCACAATTCGTTGACATATCCAACGGGCATCTTCTAAACACGTAGCTTCTGGATCAACCATCATGTCGAACGGCGAAATTCGTTCCACGAACGCTTGATCTTCAACAACTTCCATCGTTTAGATCATTCATCATTTCGGGGTTGTCGTAAGCGAACTGATCTACCTCGTTTGTCGCCCGATTGTATTCTTGCGCCATTTCGGCAGGAGACATGTCTCTTTCTTCTTCAACAAATCGCCAACCAACTTTCAGCCACCCATGCCCCACAATAAGAAAGTCTTTAACAGCACGACGAAACGGTTTCCGATAGTCGTGATGTCGCCACAAATAGTTGATTACTGCTTCAACAAAGACGGCTCGTGATTCGTCACCCTCTTGGTTAGCAACAACAGTAATCGTTGGATGATTCACAGCGACACTTGGCCCAATTACGTTAATAGTTGAGAAAGCCATGTTTACAGAAATGCGATCATTCGTCACATTTCCTTCATACCCACCCGTATTGCTGCCAAATGTTTTCCCTCGATAAAGGTCAATCATTCGACGCCACTTAGCGTCGTAGCCTTCTTCGCTACGCCACCTGTAGGTATTGTCAATTCTCTCTTTAGTTTGAGAGAACCGTTCGGCTTTCGTCAATCTTGCCATAATTACACCCAACGCCTGCCTTGATAAACAGGTTCATGCCCAGCGGCTTGAGCCTCTGAAATAATTTTTTTCTCTCGTTCCCTCATAGTGAGATCACGATCTTCAGGAGGCAACATCTTCCGCATAGTTTCGCCTCGGGCAATCGTCACCGATTTCATTCGAAGGCGACGCTCATAAAGTTCCTTCAACTCCGTTAAAGAAACGGACCCCCGCC